TAAAACGGTCTTACGCGACATCCACAAATGGGGTCGTCGTGTTGCACAGCCGCAGTACGATGGTGACGTGGTAATGCTTGCCCACGACAACTGGGCTTTTGGGGTTACGTGGCAAGACGGCATTTTCTACATCAATCGGGATCTGCTGAAGGTGGCTTGGCTCCCTTTGTGCGCAGCACCCAAATGCCGCTGTTACCGTATGAAAAAGATCTAATTGAACTTCTCGGGCTTACGGAGGAAGAGTATAAAGCGCACAAAAAAGAATTACTTTGGCAAAACAGAGAGCGTTCGGCTGAATATGCGCATATACCAGATATTCGATGCGATCCCCTAACAATCAGCATCATCAGCCTAGTTGTAGGTGTTTTGTCAACAGCTGCTAGTTATCTTTTAACACCCAAACCAGCCCAAGCCAATCAAGCTCGCATCCGCAACCGCCAGCTCGACAACATTGTTGGCCGCGATCGTTTCGCCCCGACCTACGGGTTTCAAGCTGGGCAGGACATCAGCCGCTACGGCGAAAGCATCCCCATCGTTTTCACCAAACAAATTCCCGGCTGGCGCCCGAACGAATACATCGGCGGCGTGATGATCAGCCCCAAGCTGGTTTGGTCTCGTCTCTTTAGCTGGGGCAACTACCAATCTGCTGACCTTGTATTCCTCGTCGGCCAAGGTCGCATGGGGCGTGGTCCGTACAACACCGCAGCCGACATTGCAGCCGACCGCGCTGGCTTGTACATCGGTCAAACCCCGCTCGATACCTTCAACGAAAACGATTACCGCTGGTACTACTACCAAGGCGGCGAACCAAACGCCAACGGCATTGGGTACAGCAGCGATAGCCGCCTACTCGGCATCCATGGTCGCTACGGCGGTTTTGGTCCTGTAATAGCCGACACTAACAACGCTTTTTACGCTCCGACGTTTGCCGGCGGCGACAGCGAAGCCTTTTCCCACAGCTACTCGCCTAGCAACCAACTGCGCTTTGGCGCATACAACGCCATCCCTAACGGCACCCCGTTACGCCTGAATTGGGAGGTTATCTCTCGCCCCCATGACGCACAGGACGACGTAAAAGAAGATGCCAACGCCAGGCGCCTACAGATCGCGGGTAACTTCGGGATGCGTGGCACAGGACGCAACTACCCCCGCTTCATCGGCATCACCGAATACATAAATACCAAATTTAACGACATTGTTGATAACGGCTTAAAAATCGACACCGTTACAAAAGGCGAGAAGATTACCCTTGTTTTCGGCAATGTTATTTTAGACAAAACAGATCTTCAATCCCAAGGCTTCAATCACGACCCCGATCGCTTTAGAACCGGGAGTGTTGATAACGAAGGAGTCATTTCGGAAATTATCAGCGAACTAGAAAAAGTTGACGAACTTCTCCAGGTAAACGAACGCTTCGTAATCGGAAACTGTTTGTACCGAGTGGTTAAACGTGAATCTTCTCCCGCTAACGAGGAGACATTTTCTCGTTCCAACAAGCGCACCCTCTTCACCGTAACGCTTGAGTGCGAAGAAGTCTTTGACGATGGTTACGTACCCAATGGAAAAGGAAGCATTGGCATCGTCAACCGGGCTCTAATCATTAACGACAAAGCCCTCCAAGAAAACCTTAACGGCCCGCGTGTCGACATTGGACAAGCTTGGTATCCCATCTGCCAGCAGGACATCGCCACGTTCCAGAACGTCCGCTCGTGCTCGTACACCGAGATCGGCATCCGCTCGCAGGTCTGGCTGCGTTTCAACGGTCTTGCCAATTTCATTTCAATCCCTGGTCCAGAAAAGCTGGCGGACCTCGATGACCGCAACATCCAAGTGCGCGGCGGCACCATCCAGAGCTATTCCACGCGCTACAGCTTTTTCTCGGTCTACATCCGTTCCGCCACTGCTGCCCCCAGCGATAGCTGGATTCGCCTGAACGACAAGCCTCTGGCTGTCAAAGGCAACGCACCACGCGACCTGTTCAATTACTTACGCATCGGTCACCCACTCGGTCAGTGGGAGTTCCGCATCCGCCCGATCAATTCCGGCGAACTGGTGCAGATCGTTGGACGTGACTCAATGTTTGTCCGCTTGGACACCAACGAAAATTTCATCCAGATCAAAACAAACGCCCAACAGCAAGTTTTTACGCTCTACACCAAAGGCGTAGAAGAGCGCATTGCAGATATTGCGGTCAATGCCGAGATGATTAACGGGAGACGCAGTGATCCCGTCAACTCTGTGGACGTTGATTTCAATGTCAACCTAGTCAAAGCAGAAGTTGAAGGCCGGGATGCGAACGACAAAGAAGTCAGCAACGGTATTACCAAGGCAATCAACAACGATCCCGACCAAGATGCCAGTGAAAGTCCTTATGCCAACGCACCGTGGCGCTCGCAAACACCCGAGGGTGGGACATACGTTTTTACTGACGCCGAGGCTGCGCTGTTTAAGGTCACCAATGGCGCCAAGGAAATGAAACTGAAAATGAAGCTTCAGTCTCAGAAGTTCCTCGGACCCTATAACAACAACCGCGAGTGGTGGTGGCGCATCATCGAGATTGAACCCATCGACATTTCCCCTGCCAAAACAAACAAGACCTGGAATGATGGCGAAACCTTCCAAGTCAAGAAAGAACTATTTGACGGTCGCCAGATCACTTACACGTTCCGTCTGAACATCACAAAGAAAAACCAGCAAACCAACGTAGATGACGCCGATCGTATTTTTGAGGGCAACTCAGCCATTTCGGAAGTCTCGCACTATGGCGGTTTGATCACCCGCAGTTGCGACAACAACGCTGAGCACGAAATCGTCTACGTCAACGAAAGCATCGATCCCGGCACCAACGCCTCATACGAGGGCTGTGCAATGGCGGGCTTAAAAATCCGCAGTTCCCGCAACCTCACCTCGCTGGAGCAACTGCACATCTACCAAAAGAACGGAATCCAAGTTCCGATCCGTCGCTTCACGCAGTTCAACAACTTCATCGACAGCGCCCCCGCCGCATCCAACATCTTCACCGACCTAGTGCGCTACCTGCTGATGAACAGGCAAGCAGGTCTTGGCGAGTTGTTCAGCTCTGACCTGATCGACGAAGCGGCGATGGCAACCACAGCCCGCTACTTGGAGATCAACGGTTTTTACTACGACGACGTAATCACCGAGCCCGTCAACATCCGCGATTTTGTCGCCGGCATCGCCCCCTCGTTGCTGTGCAACATGGTGACCAAGAACGGCAAGTTTGCACTGGAGCCTGCGCTGCCGTATCACAGCAACGGTTTGATCAGCAACCCGGTCCTAGCTGACGTACCCATCAAAGCCATCTTCACCGAGGGCAACATCCTCGAAGACACCTTCGAACTGCGCTACCTAAACGCGGAAGAACGCAAGCCCATGAAGGTGGCACTTCGCTACCGCAGCGAATACCCCGATCGTTTCCCGGAAGAGCGCACCATCGTTGTCGGCTACAACAACGCACCGGAGTGGAACAACGCTCCAATCGAAGAGTTCAATTACACCCACATCACCAGCTACGACCACGCCCTGACCGTGGCTCGTTACTTCCTTGCCATCCGCCGCTACGTCACCCACACGATCAGCTTCAAGACCACCCCCTACGGCATCTCGCTGGCACCGGGCAACTACATCCGCGTGATCACCGAGCAAAACATTTACAACGCCACCTACAACAACGGCATCATCTTGGGTGATGGCACCGTCGTCTCAGTCGAACCGCTGGCACTGAATCAGAACCACGACGTATATCTCTGGGAACGTCAGAACAGCAACGTCGAAGAAACCAGCATCTTTATTGATCTAGACGGCAAAGCATTTAGCAAGCAAGATGCCATCTTTGCTGTGCGTAACGCCACCACAAGCAACCAAACCTATGTCGTCGAATCACTGCAAATCGACGAAGACGGACTGGTGCAAATTGTCGCCAGTCACTTCCCGGTCACCAGCGGCAACAAGAGCTTGATTGCCGAGCAAGTCACAGTGACTGCCCCCTTTACAATAGAAACGATGGCCTGATCCAATGGCTTTCCCCGACCTAAAACCAACCGCCCGCTCGGTCCGCCTTGGTGATTGGCCGGTCAAATCATTTCGCTCACAAAACGGCAAGGAATATCGCGTCGTTTACGGCGACAAGCGCGTCGGACAAGAACTGGAACTGACGTTTGAAAATATCTCAGATTCCAACGCCAATGATTTCATCGGGCACTACAACTCATCGAAAGGCACCTACGACACGTTCACGATTGAGCCCAACACCCGCGCTGGCTGGGGCTTAGGTGGAACGACCCCCTTTGATGCACCAAACGCCAGCCTGTATCGCTATGCCGAGGCTCCACAAATCACTAGCGTGAGACCTGGGCGTAGCACTGTTACCGTTCGCCTAGTGAGCGTCCTCCGATGAGCAAGATCTATACAGGCCGCGACGGCAAAATGCTCGGACCTCGCGGTGCCGCTGCTGCGGTCGAATACGGCAAGGTCACCAACTGGACGCTCCAAGCAGACCTTGAAACGCTGGAAACCACCAGCCTCGGAGACACGCAGCGCAGCTATACCCCTGGCGTGCAGTCTTTTAGCGGTAGCGCCACGCTTCTGTACTACAACGACGGCACCAACAACGACGCCAGCGCACTACTGCAGCAGATCATCAAAACCGGCGCAGTCACCACGCCTGTTCGTTTGACGTTGCGACTGACGGATGGTGCTGTCAATAGTGACGCCACCTTTGACGCCTACATCACCAGCGCCAGCATCGGCGCTTCCGTCGGCGAAGTTTCCTCGGCGCAGATCAGCTTCCAAGCCACTGGCGCCCTTGCCACTGCGACCTTGTAATGAGCGTCTACCTCGGCACTTACGGTTACGTCGCGCTTCGCCGCAAATCCGGCGGCCAAAAGCTGCAGGTCTTGCTTCGCATCGGTGACGTAAACGCTGGCGCCAATCGGTTTGCACTGCAGGTCGACAACAACGCGATAGTCACAGGTGACCTGCTCTACATCCAAAACAACACCAACCAAGTCCTCGATTTCGTAGCAGCTAGCGGCTGGCAGGACAACCAACAACACCGTGACGGCAACTGGTACGTCAACGTTGACGACCTCGGCGGCATCCGCCTTTTCACGACCTACGCCAAGGCAGTTAGTGGTAATTCAGCCGATGCGGTTGACCTCGTTACCCCAGCAGCCGACCTCAGCATCAACCTCAGCATTGAGAACAGCAACTTTCTGACCCTCGGGAAAGTCACCAGCTACGAACTGAGCACACAACGCGAGGCGATCGACACCACAGCTTTGAGCGATAGCTTCCGCTCGCAGTTCGGTGCGCTCATGTCCGGCTCGGGCAACATCCAAGCCCAGTGGAGCTATCAAAACGCCGGCGAGCAAGCCAACTACCTGCTGCAACTGGCGCTTCGCACCGAGATCGGCAGCGAGTTTGACGCGCAGTTCTTCCTCAAGACCGCCAACTATTCGCCTGAAATGGGTATTGGCGACACCGATGACGAGATCTTTTACGAAGTTTCTGGCGTCATCACCCAAGCTGGCATCGCCTTTTCACCTGACTCGGTAGTACAAGTCAACGCCGATTTCGTAACGACCGGTCCCATCCGATTGAAAGTACGTACGTTGAGTTACGACGAACTGCTGCAGGAAGACAGCTCTCGTTTGTTGCTTGACACGCTTCCTGCCGTGGCTGGTGGTTCGATTCTGCTGGAGTCATCTCAGTAGACTGACAATCAAGGGCTTTAGGTGCCGTGGCAGATCTCAAGATTTCTCAGCTAACGTCCCTGCCCGGCGGCAGTGTTGACGCTGCGGATGAATTACCGATCGTCCACCTCGCTGAGACCCGCAAGGTCACGGTCAAAAACCTGCTGGAAGGCGGTGTTGGCGACATGGACGCCGCCACAATCCCTAGCGCAAAGATTGATTTTGCCGCTGGTTCGATTGTTGCTGCCTCGTTGGCAACCGACGCTGTAACAACCGCCAAGATCCAAAACGACGCCGTAACTGGCGCCAAACTTGCCAACGACTCCGCTGCCGTTGTTAGTAGCACCCTGCCGGCTGCGGGTGATTTTGAAGGCCAACTCCATATTGATAGCGACGACAACAAGGCGTCCTACTGGAACGGCAGCACCTGGCTGGATCTCAAAGCCAAGGGTTCCGTCAACACCGTCACTGGCGACACCGCAGGCATCGTCAACCTGACGGCTACCGCCAACGGCGACACCATCGCCCTGACCACCTCGCTGGATAACACCAGCGCCGCCAACCAATTCCTCGCCGGTCCGACAAACGCCGCTGGTGCAGCCGCCTACCGGACCATTGATCCCAGTGACCTACCGGTAGCCAACACCTCGTTGCGTGGTGCGGTGATCGTCAACGGCAATGGCCTGACGATGGATGCCGGCGTCATCGAGATCGACAACGCTGTTGCTGCGCAAAACAGCCCGGTCTTCCACAAGATCGCCTACAACGCCCAGGGTCTGATCACCAGTAGCTCCTCGGTTGCTGGCGCTGATCTGCCGATTGCCACGGCTAGTAGCACGGGTGCAGTCCAGCCCGGAACTGGTTTAGCAGTCACAGGCGCTGGCGTCCTAAACGACGACAACGCGATTGCTGCCGGCACCACCAGCGGCATCAGTTACGACACCGAGGGGCACATCACCAACGCGGTGCCTTTGGTTGAGGCTGATATTCCCAACCTGCCCGCCACCAAGATCACCACCGGCTCGCTGGATATTGCGCGTATCGCCGCCAACACGGTGACCGGCGCCAAGTTGGCGAACTACGCCATCACCAAGATCGGTGATACCCAGCCGACCGCCGACCAAATCGGTCAGTTCTTCTTTAACCCGCTGACCCGAGACCTGTATCTCTGGGACGGCAACGTGTACCAGCCCATCGGCATCTCGGTGGGTGAGATCGTTTTTGCTGGCACGTTTGACGCATCGGCTGGTGGTGGCACCGGTCTTGTGGCGTCGGTGACGGATGAAGGAACCGCCATTGGTCTTGTTGTTGGGCAAGCACTGCCTGCCGCCGCTGCAGCCAACAACCGCTATTACCTCGTGGTTAGCGAGGCTGGCACGATTACCAGCGGTAACGCCCCACAAGTTGCGCTAAGTCCACCGGACATTGTGTTGTCCAACGGCAACGAGTGGACTGAGGTTGACGTTTCCCAGACGATCACCAGCGTCAGCGCCAACCAAGTCAGCTTTACCCCCGCTGGAAGCATTGCGGCCAGCAACGTCCAAGCTGCAATCGAAGAGCTGGACACTGAAAAACTGCCCAAGGCAGGTGGCACGGTCACTGGTGAACTGCTGATCGGGAATACAGGCAGCCTGGTCTTTGAAGGCTCAACTGATAACGCCTTTGAGACGACGGTTGCAGTCACTGATCCCACGGCTGACCGCACGATCACCCTGCCCAACGTATCCGGCACTGTCGTTACTACCGGCGATACGGGCAGTGTCACCAGCACAATGATTGCCGATGGCACGATCGTTGATGGTGACGTGAACGCCAGCGCCGCGATTGCCGGCAGCAAAATTCAAGCCGCCACTACCAGTAACGCTGGCGCAGTTCAACTCACCGATTCCACCAGCAGCACCAGCACAAGCACGGCCGCCACACCCAATGCGGTGAAGTCGGCGTATGACCTAGCCAACGCTGCGCTGCCGAAAGCCGGCGGCACGATGACTGGCACGATCACCTTCGCTGCTGGTCAAACAATTAGCGGCTACGGCGCACTGGATACTGCGTCGACGTGGACAAAAGGACAACGCGGAGAAATTACAGCCCTGACGGATGGGGCAACGATTACACCCGATTTCGCTGACTCCAACAATTTCAGCGTGACACTCGGTGGTAACCGCACATTGGCCAACCCAAGTAACCTCGTGGCAGGTCAATCCGGTTGTATCTGGATCACACAGGATGGCACTGGATCACGCACCTTGGCTTATGGCAGCTACTGGGACTTCACCGGTGGTACGGCACCGACATTGACGACAACGGCTAGTGCCCGCGATTGCCTGGTGTACTCGGTGCAATCCACGACTCAGATCACTGCAACCCTGATTACCAACCTGAGCTGATGATTCCCGGAAGCGCCAATCCCCTGCTACTTCGTAGCGCCGCCGCCACTGGCTACCAGATCCAGAGAAGCCTCCGCTTCAACAGTAGTGACAGTGCCTACTTGTCCAGAACGCCTGCATCAGCGGGTAACAGGAAGACGTGGACCTGGGCGGGGTGGGTGAAGAGGAGTGCGCTTGGATCGAACCAAGCGCTTTTTGGTGCATTTGGGAGCGGCATTGTTCAGTGCATCTTTGCTTCATCAGATGTTCTGAGATTTCAAGTTTTTACCGGAAGTAACTATGTTCTAGATACGACGCAGGTTTTTAGAGACTGTTCTGCCTGGTATCACATCGTTGTAGCGTTTGACTCCACACAGTCCACTGCTTCCGACAGGACAAAGCTCTACGTCAATGGCTCTCAGGTTACAGCGCTGACAGGCAGTTATGCGCCTCAGAATACGGATGGCGTATGGAATAATGCGATTGCAAATAACATCGGCCAAACAGGTGAAAGCGGATACAACTATTACCTCAACGGCTACCTCGCCGACATCTACTTCATCGACGGCCAAGCCCTAACCCCATCCAGCTTCACAGAAGTCAGTGCCACTACTGGGCAACTGATTCCTAAGGCGTACACCGGCAGTTACGGCACCAACGGATTCCGCCTTCCATTCAGCGATAACTCCACCGCCGCCGCACTAGGGACGGACATTAGTGGGAATGGGAATAACTGGGTCGCTTACAATCTCAGTGTTTCTACAGGGGCATCCTTTAATGTCTTGGCACTGAGCACGTCCAGTGGTGCAAGCCTCACCAGCGTTGCATCGCTTTCTTCGTTGGGAAGTGGCGTTAAGTTCTTTACATCTCCATCTACACCCATAAACTGTCTAACTGCTGACTTCGGGGTTGTCAGCACGTATTCCATATACAGCTCGCTATATGACCCCGCATTTAATGGAGAGATAGCCGTCAGTAATGACGGGACAAATTGGACCAGCATAGCCAAAAACCAGCGCCCGTTTGTGTTTACAGGTCGTTATATTCAGTGGGCGAAGGCAGATGCCGGATACTCAAGCGCAAGATTAAATACGAGAATATTGCGGCACTTTTCAGACTCCACTGCCGATCACCCGCTCTCGAGCGGCGCTGACTCGGGCGCAGGCGGGCAGGTTGGCGGCAACTACGCCACATGGAATCCTTTGGTACCGTCTGGCGGGACAACACTATCCGATGGAAACACTAGGGTAGATTCAGATACAAATACAAACCCTAACGTTACAGCAACGATTGCTGTCTCATCCGGGAAATGGTACTGGGAGCATGAGTTTGCTGGGTATAACGGATACCTTGGAGTTGGCATCATGAATATAACGGGTATTGCGGGAAACAACAATACATCTGCCTGGGCAGGCGCCGATCCCGCCAATACTACAACTCCAGTTTATGGGCTTGACTACCAGGGCCGGAAATGGAGCCCTTCCGGCAAAAGCCAAGCGTACACGACTGCTCCCTCTGCGCTTGACGCAATCGGTGTTGCGTTTGACGCAACTAATGGAACTCTTGAGTTCTTCTACAACGGCGTAAGTCAAGGTATCGCGTTTACAGGAATCCCCGCAGGTACTTATCTGCCAATTTTTACAGCAAGAGAGAATGGTGCACAATGGTGGGGTGCTGGTGAGTATTTTGTATCCTTCGGCCAACGCCCCTTCGCCTACGCGGCCCCCAGCGGCTTCAAGGCGCTGTGCGACACCAACCTTCCCGCCCCAGTAGTCGCCAAGCCTTCGACGGTGATGGATGTTGCCTTATGGACTGGCAACGGTTCAGCTCGCAGCATCACTGGCTTAGGTTTCTCGCCTGACTTTGTTTGGATTAAAGGAAGATCCGGTGCAACCGATCACGCTCTGTATGACGCAGTGCGTGGGGCAACTATTGATCTGGTCAGCAATAGTACAGCCGCTGAGACAACTCAAACTCAGGGTTTAACAGCCTTCAACAGCGACGGTTTCAGCCTTGGAACACTGGCCAAGGTCAACACCAACTCAGCCACCTATGCAGGGTGGGCCTGGGACGCCGGCACAACAACATCATCCAACGGATCAGGCTCCATCACTAGTCAGGTGAGAGCCAATGCTTCAAGCGGTTTTTCCGTAGTGAGCTGGAGCGGAGTGAATGGAGCCAATGGCACTATCGGTCACGGCCTTGGGGTGGCACCACAGTTTGCGATTCTGAAGAATAGAGGAACCGCTGACAACTGGCGCGTCTATCACGTCAGCGTCGGTGCAACCGGCTTTTTGCAGCTTGCTAGCACCGGAGCAACTGTTACCTCCGATGAGTTTCAGAACACATCACCAACTTCCAGTGTGTTCTACTTGCGCGGCAATACTTGGAACGCTGCAAGTAACAATTACATCGGTTATTTCTTCGCCCCAGTAGCCGGGTACAGTAGTGGGTTCAGTTACACAGGCAACGGATCGACAGATGGCGTCTTCGTGTATCTCGGGCTGCGTGCCAAGTTGTTGTTAATTAAGCGCACGAATGCAACTGGTAACTGGTATCTCTGGGACACCGTTCGCAATACTTATAACGTCGTGGGCGAGGAACTGTACCCAAACCTCTCCAACGCGGCGGCAACTGCAACTGACTTGGATATTTTGTCCAACGGTTTTAAGATGCGATCAACGGCAGCAGATTTCAACGCATCTGGCGGCACATACATTGGTTTTGCTTGGGCAGAGGCGCCCTTTGCCTATAGCCGTGCTCGCTGACACAAACCCTGCCCCACAAGTGAACACGACTACGCACCCCGCCTAAAGTAGTACCAACGCGCCACGCCCATGTTTATCCTCGACGGCAAGCCACTGAGCCCAGACGTGGCGTTCACGGCAAACGGCATCCAATACCCTGCCAACTGGCTTCGCCTTTCCAGTCCTGAGGAGCGTGCCGCCATCGGCATCACCGAAGTACCAGATCCAGCTCCCTACGATCAGCGCTTTTACTGGGGCTACGACCAAAACAACCAACTAATCCCCAAAGATCACGGTCAACTGGTGGAGCAGTGGACACAGCAAACCCGCACCACAGCCAACACCCTGCTGCAGCCAACCGATTGGGTGATCATCCGCGAGGCCGATAACGGCAAAGCAGCAGATCCGCTGCTAAAAACTTGGCGCCAAGACGTGCGCTTCGCTGCCGGCGACAAAATTACTGCTATCGAGGCAACGGTTTCTACCGCTGATCTAGCTGCCTACATTACTGGCATGGAATACCCCGTCTGGCCCGGTGATCCCTACACTCCTGTTGCTGATGCTCCTGCTGACGGGCTGGAGTTTTCTGGCAATGGCGTCACTGCAGGATTCTGATGGCAACTAAATCCAAGACCGCACTGGGACGTATTGAGCACACAGCCGGACGCCCCAAAACGACAAGTCAGGGTTATGGGCAACACTCACGTCCTCGCCGCCGTGGCAAGAAAAAGCTAGTCGGGCAAGGGCGCTAAATTAGAGAAAAGGTCGGCAGTATGCCTCGCAATGGAACACAACGACGAGGCTTTTAACGCTGCTCCAGAACACCCCAACCCTTTCAACCAAGCCGTACCAGCTCTATTGACCGCAGCGGTCATGGGTCTGGGCGGCCTTTTTATGCAAGTTGCCAAGCTGGATCAGTCGGTTAGCACGGTTGCCGCAGATATACAAGAGCTTAAAAACGATAGTAAAGAGCGGCTAGCAGACCTAGAAAATAGAGTGCGTCAGATCGAAATGACCGTAGGCCGTTACAACAAATGAGCGTCGTACACACCACCGATTTTGGAAACGGCTACACGTTGGATCAGTTGGAAAACGAGCGCGGTGAGCTGTACTACCGCGCCTGCCTAAACAGCGTCTGCCGCTACGCCGAAGACCACTACATCGCGATGATGTACCTCGAAGGTATGGGCTGGGATCCTAAAGCAGACCACCAGTAATCCACTGCACGATTGCATCTTCGCGATACGGCTCCCAAAAATCCTGCTGCCTGTACCATTCGATCCAGTCCTCCGCCGACTTCGAGATGTTGCAGGCAAAGCAGCAAGCCACCAAATTCTGCTGGTGCGTATGACCACCCCGCATCTTGGGGTGAACATGATCCAGCGTCGCCGACCTACCTAAATCAGCAGCACAGTATGCGCACTTATTTTCCCAATGTTTAAGGATTGATTGCCTAAATCGCGCCTTTGCTTCTTTTTTGTTTAAGTATTCGCCATCTTCAATGCGATGGTCCATACCCAGCAGTGGCTCCACAGAATGTAGCGGTAGAAAC